GAATAATAATGGCCTTGTCAGTAGGGTTTGTTGAGTCTTTCTTGCCATAACCCCGATGATTGCCTACCGCGATAAATAAGTAAGCTCCTATCTCCACCAGAACAGCGCCGTAATCAAGCGCTTCGCCAGCATCAAATCTTTTAGTAAAATCTTCTTTCTTATCCTGATCTAAACCACCAGCACGTGCTTGGGCGATTTTGACAAACTCATTATTGGGGGGAGCAAAAGGTGCTGTGCTATAGTCGAAACTGTCGTAAAATTCCACGTGTTGTTCATGCGTTTTGACAAACTCGCTGATCAGTCGATAGCACGGATCAACTGAGTTAATATTAATGAATGCGCGGTCTTCAATCACGTTGTTGCCAACATGTGCGATCCCATATTCTGTCTGTTGTGTTTTAGATAATTTGTGTAAAGTTCCCATAATTTCCTCTTGATATTACTCCTTTTTTCCTATCATTAGAATTTCTCTAGCTTTTTTGGCGCTATGTGTTCCATCGGCATTTTTCTTTCGACGGCCGGCCGTATACGTTACATCAAAATAGATGATTTTATTATTGCCCTGACGAGATTCAAAGAAGTTATCTCCAATGTCTCTATTAGACATCATAACGTATGCCCCCTTGTGTGTCAAGTCATTTAAAAACTTAATTACGGACTCTTGTAAATCGTCATCAAAATCAACACCATACTGGGTGAACGATCCGCGATAAGGAGGATCCAAAAACACATATGAGTTGGGAGTAGCGGCGCTTAATGTCTCACGGAAATCTTCAGCCATAAGTGTACATCGCTGGAGGGCCTTCGACCACTCTAAGACATTGTCCTTGTCATAAACTTTATCTTTCTGGTTCAATAATCCTGACGGGGTGCCGAAGCGACCATCCGTATTTTTGTTGATCTGCCAAATCCCATTGAAGCCAGTCTTCATTAGGAAATAGAGCGTTGCAGCTTCTTCAGTGGAAGACCACTTTTGATAGTCAAAAGCGTGCTCTCTTCTTAACTCATAGTAGAATACTTTTCGGGCTGCTTTCTCAAGGGGAAGATACTGTGTCGATAGCATATCCATCCGCGTCATGAAAGCACTGCAGTCTTCCTTCACGGCAGTATAAATGGCCATAATAGATTCATTGGCGTCGTTCAGAACGAAGGTTGCATTGGGATTCTGTGTGTATGCCCATATAAACATTGCGCCGGCACCAAGAAATGGTTCCATATAGTGGTCAAACGAATCGGGAAGAACCTCCTGTTCTTTATATTTCTTAAGTAGACGCGTCTTTCCCCCGGCCCACATAAACAGTGGCTTCATACAATCTCCATGATTTGCCGGGCGATTTGTTTGATGTTCGTAAAGCCGGGGTCCATTATAGCGTGATTTTCATTTTCAAGCAGCAGCGAAATCTCATCTTGATATTTTTGACCTTGGAAGGTCTTACCAGAAAAGACCATAAAGAACGGCTCCATCACGGTGTTATACTTTTCCCTGACTACCTTCTTAAGGGAGGGTGAAAGAAACTTATAAACTCGCTCATGGGCATTGCCCCCATTATTGCCCGTCTTCTTCTCCACATAAAGGTTTTTATTCGTAGAACCATTAGTAACAAGGGTATCTAACTTAATGCCCTTTCCCTCACTGTATATTACCAGTTTTGTGGGTTTATGCTCGACGATATAGTGTGCGGGCAATTCCTTTGCCAACAGTGTAGCGAAATCATTTTCGCCGGCGTCGCCTACAAGGCGCGCGCCCATTTGCCAATTGGCTCTATCTGATAGATGCGTTGCACCCATGTTGCCTCCTCATTAAAAATGCGGCACCCTATTTTTCCAACCGGGATGCCAGCGGCTTGTTAACTACTCGCCAGCAGGTGTGGGGGTATGTGCTGTGGTGCCTGTGGTGGCCGCGGTGGTGTTTGTGGTGCCACCTGTTGTGCCGGCCGTACCAGCGGCGTTACCGGCGGTAGTTTTCGCAGAAACTTCGACAGTAGTATTAGTCTCCGTTGTCTCAGTGTTGATAGTGTTGTCAGACACTGTAACAGGATCTACGCTGCACGTGCCATAGGCAGTTGCAATAACGAGGACTCCTCCTACTACGCTAACTTGGATCTTCCATCGAGTCCATAGTGATTTTAACCATTCCATCTTATATCTCCTTTGTGGATAGTAAATTGCGGCAGAGTATTTACCCGCTCTGCCAGCGGTGTCTCAAACTAACTGGTTTACTTGCCGTTCATCAGTTCATTGAAGGCTTTATCAACATTGCTTGACGCGGCGCCGTATGAAGTCGTCTCACGTGAGCGAGATTCGGCGCTTTTATTGCCGGAAAGTTGCTCATCCAGAATAGCATTAATCTGTTCTGGTGTGTGGCGCTCAAACAGTGCAGCAAAGTCCGGCATGTGATCGAGGAGGGCGGGGATCGCTTCCGTTTCTTCAAGCAGGGAGGACGTGTTGCGCCTCATCTTCATGTTAGTTTGAGGGTATGCGCCGGGGGTTGTCGGCTTAGTGTAGGTCAAGGTGATGTCAGTCCCCTCATTCGCGTCTGTGACATCGCCGTATTCGGGGTCAAGAATGTAGCCCAGCAAAAGTTCATATGCCTTCTTACCGTAACCATACACCTTGATTCCTTCGTCTTCGCGACCTCGCACCACCACTGGAGAGAAGTACCGAGCGCGAACAAACAGAGACTTAGCAAGCTTCTTGCTTTCCTCGTCGTTGTTAGCAACTCCTTCCTTCCATACTGCTGATGCAAACTCGCAAATCGGACATCCTTCTCCGTAATTGCGTTTGGGGCACAAAATTCCGCCTCGATGTTCTCCAACATTGTAGTGGAAATACATCTCCTTTAGCGGGTCGCCATCGTTCGTGGGGACGATACGAATATCTTGGTCGCCCTCGTCTGGCTTAAACCAGATCGAATCTCTGCTATCTCCTTCTCCGCGAAGGGATGCGAGCTTTTTCCTCATTAGTTCCATGTTAATTGACATTAGTTTCTTTCTCCTTGTTGTTGTTTTAAAGTATACCGAGCTTTCCTCGATATCTAATGTATTACTCTTGCTCTAGCTTGTCAAGAGTTTGTTGTTGTATTGCGTTAGTGTGGGCAACGCAGAACCCAAAGTCTGGTAAATGTGTTTCATAAATTGCATATGAAATCTTACGATAAGCATTTCGAGGTTTTGTCTTCAAAATGTCTACCAACTTCTTATGTAATCCGCTTTCTGTCTCTAATCTTTTCTCGTTTATACACATATAATAACATAGCTCTCGCTCGATGTCAAGGTCGAAAAGCCACTTTTCTTCAAGGTTTTTCATGTCTAGCAGGGCAATAGACCGAATACGGTTGATTTCATTAGGTTTAGATACATTACCAATATGAGCTTCGGTATGCTCGAAATAGTTAAGATAATGAATGCACGAAAAAACCGTCTCGTTGAGGAGATCATAGTATTCTTTGATGTTAATATTGTTATGAACCCTTTCAATATTTTCGTTCGACAAAATGGTTAAAGTACGAAAAAGGCCCGAGCGTGCGTACTGTTGCAAAACCCCATAGGCAGCGTTCTCCATCAGGCGGGGAATGCCAGTAAGAAGCTCAACGTCAGGCTTGATATAAAAAAGATCTATCTCTTTATCCTTTATTTGCTCTAAAAGACCGAGACTATAAATGGAGCTAAAAGAGGAGCCAAGCACAAACACCTGCGTCCTCCCTTTAAGGTCTTTGAAAAATTTGGAGACATCGGGGGTGTTGGCCTCATACTCCTCGGGTGTATCATGCTTCTTTAGCATAAAGTTTCTCTTGTTATTCTCCTCAATGGTGCTGTTTAACAAATATACATCATATTGGGGAATATCCCCGAATCGTGCGGCGATCGCTGAAGCGCCATTACCTATGCCAACAATAGAAATCACAGGTTTAGTTCTCCCAAGTCAAAAAAGTTTTTGCCCGCTTGGATGTTCACGCTAAACGTATCAAGGCGATTGGTGGCAAATGTGTCTCTAATCTCCGGAATAAGGTGGCGCTCATCTTGTGCGATATCTAACACCACTTCATCGTGAATGATGTGTGAAATAAAACTTTTCTTATCGGATAGCATCTCTGCAATAGCCATGGCTCTTTCCATAACCAAGTCCGAAGTGGTACTTTGAATAAGGTAATTAAAGGCCTTCCTGCGCTCCACTTCTATCTTCCTCCCAAACGGAGTATTAATATATCCCTTTGCATAATATTTGTCAAGCAGAAGATCGCGGTCATAGCAATCGCTCCCAATCACATCAGAGTCGGGGTTATAAAGCCAGCCAAAAAACAGCACCTTTGCTTTGTCGCGATCTCTTGGAGTGGCTGCTTTATTAAATACATTGTCCATATTCCACTGGTGGATGTCGCCGCGGGGCTGTGGTTGCTCTAGCAGGGCTAAGACGGTACGTGGTTCGGCGCCGTTATAATCCAGTGAGACAAACCATTCATTACAAGGCTTTAGGATACGTCTAAAATCCTTTTTCATTGTCAATATCGGAAAGGACTGTGGTGCTGTTGTAAGTCGACCCGTAACAGTTCCAAAAAGATTGTAATCAATATATTGGGATGCGGCCGTTATCTTCTTCAGACCAAGCCTGTTATTGGTGCTCGTGAACATTGACTTGCAGTCGGAAATATCTATATTAAGGCGCTGATGTCGTATTTGGTGCAATAGCTTTGAGGCTCCTACGAGAAAATCATATGTGGGGGCCTTTTCATGACTCTCAAATACGTGTTCAGTAATCTGATTCTTGATTTCACAGAATTCCATTAATGCGTCTTCTGGGATCAGATCGAATATACAATGTTCGTTGAAATCGATTTTTGCCAGTGTAAAGGATTTATAAAAAGCTCTCATCTTCTGAGTACTGTCCTTATAGGAGGCTACCAAGTCGTCAGGACATACCTCTTCCAGAGACTTTCCGCCACTCCACAACCACGCATATTCAATCTCAGGGCCGCTCACAGAACCTCCGGGGCGCCATGTTCTGGTTAAGCCTTGTGGAATTTCGTCAAAGTAAAGATTGCCATCTTTATATACACCCACACATTCAGTTTTATCATCAAGTGTTTGAAAGTACATTTATCCTCTCTTGTTCTAGTACTTTAACACGGTAGAGGCGATCTGTCAAGGACCCACTGTTATCATATGTGGGGGCGATGGTGGTTTCAAACAGATCTATGGCGGAGTCAACCCCTTTTCTATTCATTACACTGAGGATATCACGCTTTATAGCGGTCTTTTCGGAACCCTTTAAGTCCAATTCCTTCTCTTCTTGGATCCGAATATCCATATAAAGTTTAAGAAAGGTCGCTTCCGGATATGTAGCGCGAAGAAGCTCCATCGTATATTCTTGAGGCACCACTACGTTGCTTCTGGTGCTCCCGTCAGCACAATATTCCACTTTTACATGTGTATATTTGGTAGCATTGTAAATATCTAAAAGAACCCGTTTGAAGTTTTCGTAATAAGTACGGTGGGCGCCCACATAGGCGCGCGTCAAGATTGCGGAAGTGCTCTGGTAGCCGTTCATGGCGGCATACTGCAGCATTTCATTTGAACCAATGTCTGCGACGAGGCGCCAAGGGGTGTGCATATCTACTGAAAACCCATAGGTTCGGCATGCATTAACATAAAACTTCCAGTTGGGGCTCATCTTAAACATCCTAACTTTAGCTTCGTCATTGGTGCACGATTCCTTGGCGATCTCAATGACTAGGCCAGTAGCGCTCATGGGACAAAAGCGACTTTTTACAAAACCCGAATAAGTGAAGGGTGCCTCCTGAAGCTGTGTCTCCAGGATATTTCGTAAGTGCACCAAAAACTCATCAAAATTTTGAAACGTGAGTCCCAAGGATCGGAATGAAGCGGCCAGACCATCCTTGGAAGTAATTAGAAAGTTACGAAAGAGAGTGCGCGGGCTTTGGTAGGCCTTTTGGACTTCAAGGGTAGACAAAAAAGGATCATCAGCACGAATTTGGCCGGCCATGACTTTTTTTCTAAACTGCATTGACATGTCTTCAAAAGCTTTTCCTACGAAATCTATAATTTGAAAGGTGTTTGCGGCGCTACGGTTGGTTTGGGTGAGTCCGCGCATGCGCGTGTTGGGGCCCACCTCTATGGGAATATAAGAGCGATCGACTCTCCCGTACAAGTATTTCTCTGCAAACCGGAAGTTTTTTATATTGACATACTCAGCGTCCATCATTTTCGCTGTGTAAATGAGAGATTTGTTATACAGATGGCGCGTGCTTTCGCTATTGTTTTGCTTAAAATATTTTGACATTTAAATTGGTTCCTTGTTGTGCATTATTCTCTAGTCGCGGCTCGATTGCCGAACTCCTCCATGCACTCGCCGGCGGTGTGGCAAGTCGGGCCGGGCAACGCCTCGGTCTCCCACTCATCCGGGTTTTCGGATGTTGTGAATGAGTCGACGTCAGATTCGCCCGAATCCTCGTTCCATTCTTCTTCTGATGGGGGTTCGTGTGCCGGATTTACTTCCACATCATCAGGCGGTACGGGTGGTGGCGGTGTGGCGCCTCCCATGTCGAACGCTAGCTTCTTCTTCTGGGCTCGGCATTTCTGTACGCCCTCTTCGCCGCTTTCTACGCTGGTGTCT